GCTACACAACAAAGAGGCCAATATTATTCACGTCCAAGGCAGGGATGAACGAAGTGTTGGCGAAAGCATACCCCGATGACTATCTGTTTTGGTTATGCGTATTGTCGAGGGCAGCTAATCAAATAGAAAGCAGGGCGGCGGTGGCAACTGATAGGCATAGATACAACGACAGGCGGTTCAAGTTCGAAGCGTTCAAAACAATGACCGAGAAGTTCGTGCATGAGTGTGCGGATATATACAAGACAGTGGAGGTAGAGCCAAGCCTGTGCGCACGTAGCCATATAGTTTGAAAGGAAAACGCCGGATCAAATTTATTTTAGAACCCTTGACATGGGTGTAGCATTATGTTATACTATGTCTAATAGTTGGAAAGCATCTAACTATTGTAGTTGTCAGTTTTATTAACCGTGTTAATTTTTTAGGAGAAAGCCATGAGCGTAATTAATTTTGGTCATTCAGTATCCCTGAGCGAGTTTGCTAAGGGTATCGGTGTTGTTGGACAGGGCGTGACAATCATTGGACAGGGCGAGCCCGGCATTGGTAAGAGCGCATCCCTTAAGGTGTTGCAACAAAGTTATCCCGAATACGAGATTGCATACATCGACTGCACACTGTTGGACTTGGGTGACTTTGCCCTGCCGTTCACCACTGAGGAAAGCAGCATGCGTGTAACGCGCTTTGCACCTAACGCTAGGTTCAAGATGCACTTGGGCAAGCCAGTGATTGTGATGCTTGACGAGATTGGCAAGGCAATGAAGGCGGTGAAGAATGTGCTGTTGACTCTTATGCTGGAGCATAGGATTGGTGACAACCACTTACCGGCCGGTAGCATTGTGTTCGGTACTACTAACTTGTTGACTGATGGTGTCGGTGACATGCTCGAAGCTCATGCCCGCAATCGTGTGGCATTGGTGACTGTGCGCAAGCCTGACGCTGACGAGTGGATAGATTGGGCTATCAGTAATGACGTTGCGCCGGAGGTAATCGCGTGGGTTAAGCAGTTCCCGCATGCCTTGGCAAGTTACACCGACGCTAGTCAGAAGGACAACCCGTATATCTTCAACCCAACGCGGGCCGGTATGGGTGCGGTGGTTACACCAAGAAGTTTGGAGAAGGCTAGTCACATAGCCAAGCGTCGTAGCGAGTTGGGTGATGCGCTAACTATATCCCTGCTGACAGGCACTATTGGTGAGAGCGCAAGCCGAGACATGCAAGCGTTCTTCACCGTGGTGGACAAGCTGCCGACATGGGATGCTATCCTAGCTAGTCCGAATACTGCGAAGTTGCCTGACGATACGGTGGCGCGTTGCATCCTTGTGTTCAGTGCGATAACACGTGTGGAGAAAGAGTCGCTGGCTAAGTGGATGACTTACTTGCAGCGTATGGACAAAGAGTGGCAAGCCTTGTTCTGTACCAGTGTGATGAAGTCGGCATCCAAGCAAGCGTTCTGCGTGATGAACAAAGAGTTCAAAGAGTGGGCGTTGGCTAACCAATGGTTGTTTTAATTGGATAACAAATTAACAGGAGTTAATAAATGAGTAATCTAACCGCAGAGCAGCGTGTGCAGAAGCAGCATGTTGCGTTGATGAAAGACCCGAAGTATTGTTTGTACTCGGGCATCATGATGATTGGTAACACAATAATCGACGAGGATACACCTACGGCGTGTACCGATGGGCGTAACACATGGTATGGACGCAAGTTCGTGAGTGGGCTGGCTGACTTTAAGCTACGTGCTGTGATTCTCCATGAGAATTTGCACAAGGCGTTCCGGCATACAACTATGTGGAAACATCTGTACAAAGAGAATCCGCAGCTTGCCAACATCGCGTGTGACTTTGTGATTAACCTGATGATTAACGACAGCGATACGGCGGGCACGTTTGTCAAGTTACCTGATGAAGCGTTACTGGATAACAAGTACCGTGGTCTGGATGCAGGCACTGTGTACCGCATGCTCATGAAGGAAGCCGAGGGCGGCTCTATCCGCATCAAGACTGTGGGCAATCAACAGGGTAAAGATATACCAGTGCAAGAAGTTGATACGTTGGACGAGCATGACTGGGAAGGCTCCGAAGGCATGACCAGTGAGGAGAAGGAGCAGTTAGCGCGGGACATTGACCAAGCGTTACGACAGGGTGCAATCCTTGCGGGCAAGATGAATGGCAATGTGCCGCGAGAGGTGTCCGATGCGTTGCAGTCCAAGGTGGATTGGCGTGAGGCACTGCGCGAGTTCGTTACATCGTTCTGCATGGACAAGGATGAGAGTACATGGCGCAGACCATCACGTAGGTGGATTGACCAAGATGTTTACATGCCATCGTTGATTGGCGAATCGGTTGGTCGTGTGGTAGTTGCCATTGATATGTCAGGTTCGATTGGGCGCGAGGAGATTGGGCAGTTCTTAGGTGAGGTGCGCAAGATATGCGATACGGTCAAGCCCGAGGGTATCGACTTACTGTATTGGGATACACGTGTGTGCCAGCATGAGAAGTACGAGCAAGACCAATTGGATAACTTGTTATCTACTACTAAGCCAAGGGGCGGTGGTGGTACTAACCCGCAGTGCATCGTGGACTACATCAAGGACAAACAAATCAAGGCAGAGTGCGCCATCGTGCTGACCGATGGCTACGTGAGTTCGTGGGGTGAGGGTTGGTCGTGTCCTACGCTGTGGGGCATAACAACCGAGGTAGTGAGCGGGACTGGTAAGACGGTTCATGTTAGTTAACAGGTGTTAATAACTTTAGGAGAAAGCAAATGATACGAGATGATGATTTCAAAGTTTTAGTTCGTTTAGCTATGGAACGAATTATTGATGGATGCCAAAACGTCAAGGGTGAAGAAGATATACATCAAGATGCCAAAGACTTGGCCACGCAAGTATTGCGTGACTGCAATAACGTATTGAGGTTAATGGAATATTTAATTTAAGGAGAAAGCAAATGATACAGAACAGTGCAATGCTAGTGGACTTGAACATCAGCGTATGGACAGGTCGCAAGATGGACAAAACGGTGTCCGACGAGATTGATGCCAGCAAGCATACGAAGGCGCGGGCTGGTAACTATCACAAAAAGCTATTGGCAGGTACGGCGCGGCTTGATGAGTTACAGAAACTTGTTGCCACGATGCGTGTATGGCACTACGAGCAGACATTGCCGTGGTCGGACGGTGGCTCACGCCTACTACCGATGAAGAATTTCTTTGACTACAAGGCTACGCTTGGGGATTACGAGCGCCAGTTCGACGATGCGGTTAAGGACTTCTTATTGGAGTACGACACGATGGTAACTGCTGCGGCGTTCCAGTTGGGTGACTTGTTTAACAAAGAGGACTACCCCGAGGTAATCAAGCTGATGAGTAAGTTCCGTATGCGTTATGTGTTCTTACCCGTGCCTGATGCTGGTGACTTCCGCATTGATGTGAACGAAGCAAGCAAGACCGAGTTGCAAGCACAGTATGAGAAGTTCTACAACGACAAGTTAAATGATGCGATGCAAGACGCATGGGACAGACTGCATGACTGCCTGACGCGAATGAGTGACAAGCTGGCTGGTGACGAGAAGCAGATATTCCGCGACTCGCTGGTCAATAACGCTACCGACATGTGTGAGTTGCTGACTAAGTTGAACGTGACCAATGACCCCAAGTTGGAGAGCGCACGTAAGACGTTGGAGAGTGCGTTGATAGGCGTGACCGCTACCGATCTGCGTAAGGACGATGCGTTGCGCTTGGATACCAAAGCAAAAGTAGATGCCATCCTTGGCATGTTTTGATTAACCGCTGTTAATAAGGAGAAAATGTATGTTGAACATTAATGATATGACAAATGCGCCCGTGGCGTTGGTAGACCTACTCAAAGAGTTCAGGAGGGTACAGGTTAGCCGCTTCCCAATAGATGTTGTATATAAACCTAACAGCAATGCGTTGGCGTTTGTAGATAGCCGGTTCCCCACGGAGTCAACTAGCTTCCATAAGATTGCTGGGATACTAAGTTGGAGGACAAACGATGAAGGTAAAAATGTATACGAGATAACAAGTCGGCTGATAGAGAACTCAAAGTTTAATCCTGGTAAAGTGGAACACCATACCAAAACAACTAATGACGCTAAGAAGGCGATCAAGTTTATGCGGGATTACCTTAAACCGTTCTCGCAGATAGAGTTAGCCAATCGCAGTGCGGGGTACGTACAAGCCTCATTTAATGAGCAGAAAGCAGAGATACGCAGTACGTTCTTTGATGCGTGCCAAGTAGGTGTGGAGGCGCTTATCCAAGAGGTGATACGGCTCAAGGCTATTGGAGTGAAACCGCAGACCGAGAGGTTTGAAAGGGTATACACCGAGGGCATAGAAAAGTACGAGGAGTACTTAGCAAACAAGCAGAAGAAGTTTAACCAAGCGCACGTATTCATTAACCCAGATGAGTCCGTGTTGTTTACCTTGATTGACAATGAGGTTAAACCTACAACTTCTTCATACGAGTCACTTACAGAGTGTCCAGACTGGGTGCAGCAAGGTGTTGCAATGCTACGCATGCTTGAAGCAACTAAGAAGCCCGTTGTGGGGCTTGGCACTAGATGGGGCGATAGAGATTTTTGGATAGAAGTTCCCGCTTGATAGAATAAATCAATTAGCTAGAACGCTTTAAGTATGTAAGAATGTCCTAAATTTTATGGCAAAGCTAAACAAAGATTACGTTGCTATGGTGGTCATGTGTGACGATGGAGACTGGCATCACATGGACTTGATGGACAACGTGAGTTACTCTGTGCTTACCCTGCTGAACAAGCGAGTTGAGTTACCGGAGTTTATGAAAGAGCGCATCGCGTTGATGAGCTTGTGTACTGTTGGGAACAAAGGAGGTGTTTATGGGCGTAGAGTAACGCAAGGAAGATTAGCCGTGTATCTCAGATATGGTGAGTACATGGAACTTAAGCAATCATGCAAAACTTAACTGGAGAAATTTATGAAACAAACAATCAATCAACGAATCGTCGCTGCCCTTAAAGATGGTGGCTTACCCAAGGCAGAAGTAGCCAAAGCAGTTGGTCTACCCTCTAAACGTGTTGGTGCTCCACTGTGGGTACTTAAACGTGATGGAGTTGTCGAACTTACAGACGATGGCCTATATAAGTTAACAGGTGTTAATACGATTACCGTTATTGCCGCGCCTCCTAAACAGGATGTTCAAGCTAAGCGTGACCGCAAAGAACTTGCGGAATTGAAAGATCGCTGTTTGTACTTGAACGGTCTGCTTAAACGCCGCGATGAAGAAATCACTGATGCGCTTGCCATCATCCGTTACTTGGAAGATAAGTTTATCAAGACGGTTCGCATGGTTCGTGCATGACAACCCCCGAAAAGAAGGTAAAGGATAAGGTCAAAGCTGTGTTGTCTGAGCATGGGGTGTATCACTTCATGCCAGCTACGCATGGCTATGGTTCTTCCGGTGTGCCCGACATAACCGCTTGCATGAAGGGGCGGTTCATCGGCATAGAGTGCAAGGCCAACGGCAACAAACCTACGGCGTTGCAGATGAAGAACTTAGACCGCATCAAATCTACTGGTGGTATGGCAATACTTGTTGACGAGACAGGCATCGAAGGGTTTAAAGCTCTTATTGATGCTTGGGCAAATCCGAAGTGGGTTGTACCAAGTGGCGGCTTAATCACGTTACTTAACAATGCTGAGAAAGCCCCGATCTAAACCGACTGACGGAACTACCGTGCGGTTGATGCGGATACTGAAGGGTAAGTATGCGGTGTCTGTAAAAGATGTTGCACGGATACTTCATATCAGTGATCGACACGCATGGCGGTTCATCAGTCGGCTAGAAGCAGAAGGCGTTATCGAGTTGCGGTATCGCCAGCGTTACAACTACTACTCTATTAGGAGAGATAAATGAGATTAAAACAATTAGGGGAAGCCCTAGCTGTTTGTTCCAATGAATTTGGGATGGACGGAATAGACTTGCTGCTGCTGTACACGGCGGTGAAAACTAGAGCGGAAACTGGTGAGGTAACTATCATGAACTTCATCGACAACTTCACGCACACATCACCGGCAACTGCACACAAAAAGATCAAACAGCTATGTAATAAACACCTGTTAATAAAAGTGGGCGATGACAAAAACCTACGCCTAAAGCGCTTAGAGAAAGGAGCAAACTATGACGAGCTTATCAAGCGACTCGCAGAAGTCTGAGGACAATGTATTTACAAGCGGTGTCGATGCAATTGTTGAGCGGATGCGTACACACCCTGACGAGTTTTTTGAGTACTCGCATGGCAATGAGCTTAAAAGTCGGTGGCGGTTCATGTTCAAGGACTACTTCCGCGATGCCATGACCGAGACAGAGAAGGGTCGGCTGCACGAAGCCTTGAAGCAAATCCGGCGCATGGAGTTTGATACGTTGGTGGTCAAGGAGTTAATGCGCGATGAACTAATAGCGCAGGTGGATGGGGCAAAACAAGAATTGTTCGATCATCAAAGGCATGTTACCGCGCAAATACAAAATCAAGCGTATAACCAAGCTCAAGGCAAGTACGGTAATGCTATTGGTACTATAGGCAATTTTATTGGTACTACGAGGACAAAACCTTGAACATCCTAACAATAGACTTTGAGACCTACTACTCCAAAGACTTTGGGTTCAAGACGCACACAACTGAAGAGTACGTGCGTGGCGATGAGTTTGAAGTTATCGGGGTGGGTGTTGCTTTGAACTCCGATCCGGCTACGTGGTTTAGTGGTACGGATAAAGAAGTTGCTGCGTTCCTTAGTCAATACGACTGGGCCAACTTGTTTGTGCTTGCACATAACGCTATGTTCGACGGGGCTATCTTGTCATGGCGCTACGGCGTCAAGCCTAAAGGTTGGTTGGATACGCTGTGCATGGCGCGGGCGGTTCATGGGGTGGATGCTGGTGGCAGTTTGCAAGCGTTGGCTGAGAGGTACAACATAGGTGTCAAGGGCACAGAGGTAGCCAATGCGCTTGGGCTGCGCCGTAAGGACTTTCCCGCAGAGCAGTTAGCCAAGTATGGTGAGTACTGTAAGAACGATGTGGAGATAACCCGCACGTTGTTTCATAGATTCATGCTGCCGGGAATTGGTGAAGGTTTTCCTGTTAAGGAGTTGAAGGTTATTGACTGTACGTTGCGCATGTTCATTGACCCCGTGATGACCCTTAACTTACCGATGCTGGAGTCTCATCTTGAGACTGTGAAAGAACGCAAGGCCAAGCTACTATTTGCCGCTGAAGCTGACAAGGATTCGTTGATGAGCAGCGACAAGTTTGCGGAACTGCTGGTAAAGCTAGGTGTTAAACCGCCTACAAAGGTTAGTGCGCGTACTGGCAAAGAAGCGTATGCGTTTGCTAAGACCGATGAGGAATTTAAGGCGTTGTTGGAGCATCCTGACCCAAGGGTACAAACATTAGTATCTGCACGGTTGGGAAACAAGACGACCCTTGAAGAGACACGTACACAGAGGTTTATAGATATTGCGTTACGTGGCGCGCTGCCAGTACCCATAAAGTATTACGCAGCGCATACTGGTAGGTGGGGTGGGGATGACAAGATCAATCTGCAAAACCTACCGAGCCGTGGACAGAACGCAAACAAGTTGAAGCTGTCTATTGAAGCGCCCGAGGGTTACGTGGTGATCGACTGCGATTCGTCGCAAATTGAAGCCCGCACAGTTGCGTGGCTGGCTGGACAAACAGATTTAACGGAGGCATTTGACAATGATGAGGACGTATACAAGATCATGGCTAGTGCGATCTATGGCAAAGAAGCTGATGCAATCACAAAGGAAGAGAGGTTTGTTGGAAAAACTACTATTCTTGGTGCAGGTTACGGCATGGGTGCGGATAAATTCCAAACCCAACTTACAACTTTCGGGGTGGACGTTTCACTTGAGGAGTGCAAGCGCATCATATCGGTATATCGCGCCACATATAGCCGAGTCCCTGACTTGTGGAAGGATGGGCAACGCTGCCTCGAAGCGATCATCACGAAAAGCGCAGCAACTTTTGGCGTACAAGAGGCGGTTGTGTTCGATGCAACAAAGGGCGGGTTCCTCCTACCAAGCGGGCTATGGCAAAGGTACGACAAGCTGACAAAGACGTTTAGTCCTGACGGTAAGCCGCAATACCACTACACGACCCGCAAAGGTGCTGTTAAGTTGTATGGTGGCAAGGTGGTTGAGAACATCTGCCAAGCTGTTGCGCGTTGCGTTATTGCAGAACAAATGTTGAGGATAGCCAAGCGGTATCGTGTTGTGCTAACTGTGCATGATGCTGTTGCATGTGTTGCCCCCGAAGCAGAGGCACAAGAGGCGCAGAAGTACGTTGAGGACTGCATGCGATGGAGACCCGACTGGTGCAAGACCCTACCGCTTAACTGCGAGTCGGGCATGGGGAAGAGTTATGGTGAATGCTGATTTAAGTAAAAACCGTTGGTGTGACAAGGTGTTTTTACGCGATGTAGAAGAGTATGGCCTTGACGAAGCACTAGAGATATGGGAAAGACGAGACAGGAGGGAATTATTTCAGTCAGGCTTGCTTGCCCTTAGATTGGAAGGTATGACTTACAAAGCAATAAGCGGCATGACCAACTTAAGCCCGAAGGAAGTTTCGTTAATGCTGAAACCGCTTATAGCTGCTTATGACAAGCGATGCCATGCAAACATAGAGAAGTTAAACAAAGTTTTAGTGTGCCCTGACCCTGAGTACATGTTTATGGTTGACAAACGTATCGTGTTGCAGGAAATGTGTGCGCTATTGATAGGTGGTAGTGAGATAAGAGAAACATTGGAACAACTTAGTAACTTAGGAGAAGCAAATGAGAAAAGTACGATTCATGGAGTTGATGAAGGAGCCCTTCAAGAAACCAACACCCCTTGAGATGATTGCCGCCGAACTAGCTGACGCGCACCTTGAGAAGTTAAACGCCGAGACTGCGGTGGAGTACGCCCAGTCAATCGTGGACTACAACATGACCCGAATCACGCGACTTAACGCACGACTGGAGGAATACAAATGAAAGATGCAACGATTGATGGAACGATTAATGCAACGATTGCCAAGCAGTACACCGACTGGCACGTAAAGACCGGCGGCTTTGCAAGAGACAAAACCTTGCGCGATGAGTTTGCGGGGCTGGCTATGCAGGCGCTTGTGTGTAGAAAAGATTTTGAGTTTGAAGATTGGGTATGGGAAAACGCGTACGACATGGCAGACGCAATGCTCAAGGAGCGTGCCAAATGACTGAAGAAGATATCAAACGAATTAACGAAGCGTATACCAAAGAAACGCTTTATCAAGACCCAATAGATGATATTGCGTCCACATTCAAAGGCTTGATTGCTTTGATATTCGTGGTGGCTGGTTTGACAATGGTTGCTTTTGCAATATGGGGGAAGTGATATGACTGAACAAGAAGCAATGCAAATATTAGCCGACATGGGGTTACACGAAGGCGGAATGGACAACTGGGTTCCTGACAACGCTTGGTATAGGTTTGCTAATGTTGTAGAAGCAGCAGCCCGTGCTGATGAGCGTGAGCGCATTGAAAAAGCGTGGGACAAGTTATACGGGTGGTGGGAATCTGATGACGAGACTAAAACAAGGGGAACAACATGACAGGCTATCAAAGCAAAAAGGCAGCGGCGCTGGACGAGGAAGGGATGTACCTTGTGCATCACACTAAACGCAAAGTAGATGATGACGACGACATCCAAGTTTATAAGCGCCCGTGGGTAAGCCTGACAGACGATCAGATAAAAGAAATCGTTGGGCCGTGGGGTGACACACCCATCAAGGGCTACACACGTAAACTTATTGACCAAATTGATGCCAAGTTACGGGAGAACAACACATGAAAGTAACAATTCAATTTGAAGAAAAATTTGAAGTGGTTGATGTCATACATGCCGATGAAGCGTGGGCAACACTCCGAGAAATACAACGCTTGCTACGTGTAAACGAAAAGCACGATGTTGGGGATGCGGTCACACTACAACGTATCTCAGTTGAGATACTTGATGCTTTTAGTGTTCGGGGTGACAGTGCATAAGTCATACCACCACGCCGTAAGGATGGCGCTACAAAAGTATCATGATGGCCTAACCGTATCTGAGATAGCCGAGCGACTGGAGAAACCTCCCGAACCCGTTCGACGTGCGCTGATAACAATGCCCGATGCGTACATAGACAGATGGATTTCCGGTAGGGAACATAGAAAACAATGGGCGGCTGTATGGTGTGTAATAGTGCCCCCTGAGAACTGCCCTAAACCAATGGAAAAACCTATATGAAAGAACTGCCAAATTTTGCAGCATGGAGTAACAAAAACCTAGCCAACTTTTGTACTGAGGCGTACATCCGTATGCAAGAACAACAAGAGGCAATGGAACAGCTACGTCAGAACTGGAGAGACGCGATGGAGATAACCCGCGAACTAATGTTAAAGGACATCAATGACCGAACATGAACAAAACCTACGTGACTTGGCTGCTATGTTTGCAATGGCTGGTTTAATTATCAGGAACAGAGAAGGCGATAACCTTATCCCTATGGCCTTTGATTTTGCAGATGATTTCATTAAGGCGCGTAACCCTACCCAAGATGGCGGTATTGCCGACATAACACCCAAGAGGAAGTATGGACGAAAAACCACCGATTAAGTACACATGGTCGTACTCTTCTCTTGATCTGTTTAAGCAGTGCCCTTACAAGTACTATCGACTACGGGTTAAGAAGGATATCAAGGAGCCGCCCTCAGAGCAGATGACCTATGGGCTGGAGGCACATAAGGTTGCAGAGGAATTTATACGGGATGGTACGCCTATCCCCGAACGGTTTGCCTTTATGAGCGAGTCCCTTGAGCTACTGCGTAAGCGCGAAGGGCAACATCTTTGTGAGTACAAGTTAGGTATAGACCGGGCCTTCAACCCATGTGACTTCTATGATAAACAAGTTTGGTGGCGTGGTATTGCTGACTTAATTATCTTGAAGGGTGAACGCGCTTTGGTTGTGGACTACAAGACAGGTAAGTCAAGCAAGTATGCCGACACCAAGCAGTTGGAGATTCTGTCTCTTGCGGTATTCAAGCACTTCCCCGAAGTAAAGCAAGTAAAGGCGGGGCTGCTGTTCGTGGTTGCCAACGACTTCGTACCCGCAGAGTTTCATGTAGACCAGCAAGGTACGTATTGGTCGCGCTGGATAACGGATACAAACAGGTTAGAGAAAGCCATTGAGTTGGATGTATGGAACGCCCGCCCTAACTTTAGCTGCAAGGGATGGTGTCCCGTGAAAGACTGCGTGCATAATGGTAAGAGTTCATATCGTTAGGAATAATCATGCCCTACAAAAACAAAGCTGACAGAAAATACGACCAAGCTACCAAGTACGAGAACAGCCCCGAGCAGGTCAAGAATCGTATGCAACGCAATGCCGCCCGTGCCAAACTAGCGAAAGCCGGTAAGGTAGCCAAGGGTGACGGCAAAGATGTTGCCCACGTAGTAGCCCTTGACAAAGGTGGCAGCAACAAGGATGGAGTGCGGGTTGAATCGAAGTCCGCCAACCGATCTTTCCGCAGGGATTCCAAGGGTAATTTGGTGTCCGAGACCAGCAAAAAAGAACGCAAGCGACCTTGACATGTAACCCTCTTTGCGTAGAATGATCTGCACTGATGGCTGTCTGTGTGTTAGGTGCAAGTGATACGGACAGAGGTATTAGGTTGCCTACAGAGTAACTGCACCAGCTAACGCCCCTGCTTTCTCCTTTCGGCTTTCTGGGTGGTGAGTTAGCCGAGTGACTACCGCAAGTAGTCAACCCCCGACTGATTGTGGAAATGCCACTTTCGGTCTATTTGGCATTTGAAGGACACGAAAACGAATGACGAAAGCAGAATTTGAAGCGCTGTTAAAACTACAAGACCGTCAGCTATTAATGTGCAATGTTGTAAGTGTTTTGCATAAAGAACAACGAGCCTTGTATTCGGCTGACGTAGTTGATAGACGCATCAATGTTGTTATGACCGGTGACCCAAAGAAAACACCAACCGCCGCAGTGCAAAGTTCAATTGCAAAATACTACCGACAAAATGCAAATCATTGATAACAAAGCATTGCTGCTTAAAGTGCGTGACCCAAGCCGCATCACGACGATCATCCCTAAGTCCAAAGCTACGGGTGAGCATGAAGTGCTAGTGAAGTGGGGGCTGGAGGAAGCCCAAGTTCTGCGTAACATGCAGATCAAAAACGTACCGTCACCCATTGAGTCCCAATACGAGTGGACGGGTATGTACAAACCGTTTGACCATCAGAAGGTCACATCATCTTTTCTTACTATGAACCGCAGGGCGTTTTGCTTTAACGAGCAGGGCACGGGCAAGACATCAAGCGTCATTTGGGCAGCGGACTACCTACTAAATATTAAGGCGATCAAGAAGGTGCTTGTGCTGTGCCCACTGTCCATCATGTCCTCTGCATGGGAATCTGACCTATTTAAATTTGCTATGCATAGAACGTGTGCGATAGCCCATAGCTATTCAAAGGAGAAGCGCCTTGAGGCAGCGAACAGCGATGTGGATTTTGTTATCTGCAACTACGATGGCATGGAGATCATCAAAGACCACGTAAAAAACTTTGACCTTATTGTGATTGACGAGGCCAACGCATACAAGAACGTAACAACAAAAAGATGGAAGTTGCTTAACTCCTCTATAAGACCTGACGCTTGGGTGTGGATGCTTACAGGTACACCAGCATCGCAGTCACCGACTGATGCATACGGCTTAGCCAAGATCATCAACCCATCAGGTGTACCCAAGTTCTATGGTGCGTTCCGTGACATGGTTATGCAAAAAGTTACGGCGTTTAAGTGGTTACCCAAACACACATCAGAACAGGTGCTGCACGATGTATTGCAGCCCGCTATACGCTTCACAAAAGAGGAGTGCCTAGACCTACCGGACATGACGTATGTGACCCGCGAAATCCCGTTGACAACTCAACAGATGCGGTACTACGAAGCCATCCGCAAGAACATGATGACCGTCGCAGCGGGCGAAGAAATAACAACTGTTAATGCAGCGGCTAACCTTAACAAGCTGCTACAACTTTCGTGTGGCGCTGTGTACTCGGATAGTGGAGAGACCGTATCGTTTGATGCCAAGAGCCGCATGACTGCACTGCTTGAAGTGATTGAAGAAGCAAGCCACAAGGTCATTGTGTTCGCCCCGTTTAGGCACATCATTGATATTCTTCATGAAGAATTAAAAGCTAATAGTATTAATTGTGAAGTGATACATGGCGGCGTATCTGCTACAAAACGTACCGAAGCATTTGCCCGCTTTCAGAATGAGAAGAACCCGCAAGTGCTGGTCATCCAACCCCAAGCCGCAGCGCATGGAGTCACGCTGCATGCGGCAAACGTAGTAGTGTGGTGGGGGCCAATCACCTCTATAGAGACGTACCTACAAGCCAACGCACGTGTGCATCGTGCAGGGCAACGCAACCCCTGTACCGTGGTGCATTTGCAGGGGAGCCCAGTAGAGAAGCGCGTCTACAAGATGCTGTCTGAGAAGGTGGACATACACACCCGCTTGATTGATCTTTATAAAAATATTGTGGAAGGTGGTTGACAAAGTAAAGTAGTGGCCTTATATTTAGTACTGGGCACAACGACCCAACCTTTTACAAACGAAGGAGTAAGCATGTCAGAACCAACCGCCGAACAATTGACGAAAATTTACGTCAAGATACGCGACAAGCGCAGAGAACTTGCAAAGCAAGATGAGGAGTTGAAAGCACAACTGGACACAGTGAGCGGACATCTGCTTGAGATTTGCAAGGTGCAAGGCGCATCTACTATCCGTACTGAATTCGGTACGGTGTCACGAAGGGTTTCCAAGAACTACTGGACTAGCGACTGGGATTCCTTTTTTAAATTCATCAAAGAACACGATGCTTTTTCGCTGATGTTTCATCGCATCAATAGCGTAAACATGTCGCAATTCCTTGAAGAAAACCCCGATCTTCTTCCGCCGGGGCTAAACGCGGAAACAAACCAAACCATCGTAATTGTTAAAAAGTAGGAGTAACTATGAGTAATGAACTCGCAATGTTGG